GGCTAACTCCGTGACATCTCCTAGATATAGATTAGGAAAGTACTGCGACTTAGCCTGTCCATCACTACCCTGCTTCACATTCTCTGGCTTACCTCTCCATGTATCTGGTTCATAGAACTCAGGTGGTGAGTCCACATACCTACGTGATACCTCATTCCATGACAAGCCTACCTGATGCTTGGCTAACTGCCTTGCAATAAAGATGGGTGCCTTAACACGAAACTGTACAAAGCAATGGCTAAAGGGCGACCAGTGATTATGTCTAGCTAAGTAGTTAATTAGCTTAATGTCCTTGTTGTCAAGCGTTGAGGATGTCTTATCAAAGGACACCCTCGCTGCATTGACTACGGTAAGGTCACTACCCATGTGGTCAATTAAGTCTACCTTCATGTTTGCTCCTTCCTCTTGAACCTATGTTTAAAGAACACTACTACATTGAGAAGTGTGTTTGTAGTGATGGCAACAAGTATCCACCATTGCCACCACAGTAAGTCTAATCCACTACACTCTATCACGCTGCTGTCAAGTCCACTACTTCACAGACCCCCGCAGTACAGGCTAACTCACGCCCACCCGATGTAGTGTCTTCCTTCTCAAAGTCACTCAGCTTGTTCCAGTTCACTGCCTTTGGCATCTTAGCAAACATCTCTTCGTACTCTTCCTTAGTACAGTCCTGATAAGGTGCCTGTGCATAAGTGTGGTCACTGAATGGTAGGAAGCTGATGCCTGACACTTCATCAAAGTGTTCATACACCCAAGACCCTACCGACATCCACTCATGTTCTTTGACAGAGATAGTGACTGACGGTTTGTGTTCACACCAATGACGCTGATACAGTAGCCACAAGTCTAGCTGTTCAATGGCTGTCATCTCAGTGCGTGTTACCGCAGCATTAGGTGACTTCATTGGGAAGCTGAACACTGTAGTACTATCAGGCTTCATTACGTCAGGCTCTGCTGGGATACCTTCACTAATTAAGAACTGTGTCAGTGGGTCTTTGTTATCGCCACGAACAGTACGAATGTAGTGTGGGTTATGCCTAGCATGAATGCCCGATGCACTGTCAACTAATTGACTAACAGTACCAGAAGGCTTGACACAAGTGATTGCTGTAGACTGTGGGATACCTAGCTTCTTAGCCAGTACTTCATTAGTCTTGACAGCTTCATTGCGTAGCAGTTCAAGTGTAGCACCAATGTTCATGCCTAGTGTAGGGCTATTGCCTGACAGCATTGCATTGTCCATGATGCCTGTTAGTGATACACCCAACAACCTCTCTTCCTCTGTGTTCTTCTGCCATACCTTACGCAGGTACTTGAAGTCTGTCAGAGTAGATTGGAATGTACCCAAGATTGTAGCCAAGCGTACCTTATTAGCTAGTGATTCCTCTGTATCACCTGCACGTGCTACTACCTCTGACAAGTTACAGAACTGGTATGGACGCAAGATAATTTCACTGCAAGGGTTGCAACCGAAATCATGTTCCACATCACGTCTACCATTCTTAGCTGCTTGCTTCTTAGCAGACTCACGGTTGAAGATACCACGCTCACCAGACTTACTCTCGTACAGTGATACCCACTCACGCATGAATGTACCCATCTCAGGCTTGCCCTTGTACGCTACAGAGTTATTAGCCAATGCACGTTGACCTTCATTCTCCCACCACTGGCCTGACTTAGCATGTGCCATCTGGTCATCATTAAGATTAGACAAGCTAATGAGTGCTGAACGGCGTACACCACCGACAACTACAACCTCGCCAATCTTACACATGATGTCGTGACACTCAATAGGATAAAGCCTACGTCCTGCGGCACCCTTGAACTTACCGATAACAAACTGAAACAACTCTTCTAGTGGGGCAGGGCCAGAGGCACGTCCACCAAATGTCTTCAGTCGTTCACCAGCAGGGCGTACAGCAGACACATCCCACTTAGGTATTTGCCCAGCATACAACAGAGAGATTAACTCACGTAAGGCACCAGCCCATCCGGGTCTGCTATCACCTACCTTGATTACTGTATCTGTCTCATGCATTGCCTCATTAACAATGGGTAGCTTCTCAATGCTATGACGCTCAACGCTGAAGCCAACGCCAGTGCCACACATTAAGATGTACATAGTCTCATCAAATGCACGTGGTGTATCCACTGCCAAGTAAGAACAGTTGAATGCCCCTACGTGGCAACGGTCTAGTGCAGGGCCAGATGTCATCAAGGCTCTCATGCTGGGCATGATGTCTTGGTTCAGCACTGCTTCCTCTAGTTCATTGCGTAACTTATTATCTAGCTTGTAGCTATGGTGTTTCTTGAGGTGTTTAGATATATAATCAAAGTATCGTGTGACTGTTTCACTCCATGTCTCACGTCTTTGTTCATCTTCTTTCCACCTTGCATAACGAGATAACGCTATGAAGTTCTGGTAGTCTGTTGGTAAATGGTTACTTAACATATCTGTATCACTCCTGTACTGTTCTTACGTTTTTAATATCTGCACCTTCTATATCATAGAAGTACTCTCTTAGGCTGTCCTCAATCTCTTCACCCACCTGACCGTCTGCAGGTATAGCATAATCTTCGGGGTCTATATCTATCGTGACAAACATCTTAACTCTTATCATCATACAGCCCCTCTACTTCTGTTGTCAATACGTTTAGATACCAAGCAGCTTTCTCTAAGTCTTGTGTGCCATTCTTATATCTGTACCGCCACAAGTATTTCATTACATTACCTTGTAGGTAGAACTCAAACCCCTCACCCAGCGCAGCACGAAGGGCATCAATACATTCTATACCTGATGCATTGTAGTGTGGTGGACTGTTGACCATATCAACATTACCGTATGCTTCTTTAGCGGCTTGCTCTGCCAGTTCCATCTGCTTCATATACTCTTCGTGTCTTAGCTGGTCCATCATGCACTCCCTTCTGTTTTAGTGTTGAAATCAATCTTTATTACATTACCTTCTTCTCCTATAATCTTAGGCCCGTCTTCTAAGTCTACATCATATTCTATATCTTTCATAGTCATAACATAGCGGTGTACCATTTCCCTAAAGTCTTCGTTTAATTCCATTACAGGTACAGTACTAGCTAACATCTTACAGAAGTGCATGATTTGTGAGTAGTCTTCATCTCCTAGATTGTTATCCGGCTGTGTTATAATAGCCATGTCAATCTCACCTGTCCACTCACCATCTTCATCTGTCTCTGGACGTATTCTTAATACAAAGTCTTCACCTTCAAGTGAGGTTAACTCTGGCTCTGTCATATTATTTTCTCCTTTTTACTTTGTTACCTTTGAACTTTATGAAACTAGCATGTGTGTTCTTACCCTTTTCTTTTAGCCAATCTTCTGGAATGATGCGGTCATAGTATAAGAAGTTATACTTGATGCACCACTCAGCGTATGTAGACTTGGCACCTTTGCGTAGCTTACGTCTACTGTTTTCAAAGACAAACCTAATGTCTAAGTCAGGATGCTGCTTCTGTATAGCAAGATGTTTGCGTCTATCTGCAGCAGTGAACATACCCTTACTCTCTATTATGATACCATTTGGCAGAACAAAGTCTGGTGTATAGGTACGGTAGGCTAGGTCTTCCCATTCTATCTTAACACATTCATAACCAAAGTCAATGTCTCTTTCTTTAAGATAGTCAGAAATCTTAACCTCTAAACCTGACCGATACCCATACTTCCTTGCCGCCTTAAACTGCTTTGCGTCAAGAGGCATTGTATTTCTCATCCAACTCTACATAGTTCATAGTCTTAGGAGACTTTGCTTGTGACATAACTGCAGGTAGTTCCTTCAGTGTAGGCCAACAATCATAACGGTAAGAACAGAAGCCACAGTGTACACCTAGTACCTTGTTGCCTGTAGGCTTACCACGAAAGGTTTCTATCTCAGGCTCGTGACACCGCTTGAACTCATTCTTCTCTACGGTATTATGTACTTCCTGTATCTTAGCAACCTCTGCATCTACATCTAATCCAGTAGCGGGTACGTACTTGAATGCACCATTAGCTTTGTTCACTACCCACCAGCCACCAGCTTTCTTACCAGATGCCTTTGCATAACCTGCAAGCTGTGCTATGTAGCCGAAGCTATCACCACCTGCTAATGACTCATAAGAATCAAACTTATTAGTATAAGACCAATTAGATGCGGATTTAATATCATCAACGGCACCGTCAATAACAATATCATACGTTCCATTAACGGATGTTTCATTATCCAATTCCAAAGTAACGTGTTCCGGCTCTTCATATTTAACTCCTGCTTCCTTTAGTAGACCCTTGAATACAGCCTCGACTATATCACCAAGCATCATGTTCATAATGAATGTTGTAGGCATAGGAAGAGCGACTTCCGGCTTGTTCTTATCATACCATAGCTGACAGGTAGACCTGCCAACATTAGACATGCGAAGCCGAAAGTCTCCACGCTTCTTCCCACTACCGAACTGACGTGACAGTGCTTCCTCAATGTCTGCAGCTACCTGTTTAATGGTAGTGTCAGCCATAGTGGACTTGCCTTTAACAGCATTGTCCATGTACTGATGTAACGCCAGTTCAGCAGGGTGGTTCATTATGCTACCTCTTCTTCGTCAATGTCAATGTCAACGATGTCATCCACTACATCAACGTCATCATCTTCCATGTGAGCATTTGCTTTCTTAGCCCATGTGTTAACGATGTATGTGTTGTAGTTGTCAACCCACGCCACGAAGTCACTAAACAATTGCTGGTCAGCCTCACTAAGTTCGATTGTCTTAGTAGCATCAACAGAAACCGTAGGCAAGAAGAAGCTACTACCATTAGGTAACTTACGTTCTTCTGTACCAGACTCAATGTTATGTTGAACAGGTAGTCGTTGCATCTTAGTAAGTTTAGCTAAGATGTCACCGTAGGTTTTGAAGGCATCACGATTATCAATCTCCCAGATAAAGGAAGAAGTTGTGATGTCAACAGGATTACCCTTTTCGTCAGTAGGGTTAATCAATTCGACTGTACCCATGAGGACACGCACACGTTTAATCTGTTTGATTAACTCTTGTGTCTTCTCAGGTAGAGCCTTGAAGTCTTGAATGTAACCTGCAGGTTTGCCACAGTTGAACCCGCCGGAGTTATCCTTTAGGTCTACATTAAGACTATCAGCCATCAATGTCTTGACAAACTGATTCGGTGTATCGCCATGACCCTTAACAAACTTCTTGTACATAAACCGTTGTAGGAATGTACGAATGTTAACGGACTCAGCGTAGTAGGTAGGCCCATCTGGAATCTCAAGTTTGTATGTACCACCCGGTACTACTTCCATGTTAACCTTCTTGCCGTTAACATCTGCTGTACCCATGATAGGTGCATGATTGATTCTCAGACGAGGAAGGCTACTAGATTTCTCCTTCTTGTTAGCCTCACTTGCAATACCCATAGCCTGTGCCATAGCAGCAAAGTTATTGGTATCAATGGTAGTTACTTGTGTCATTCTATTACTCCTATATTGTTGAAAGTTCCGTAGTTATATCAGCTTACATCCTTTGTGTCAAGCCAATTATCACCTATTTTTGATTCAAGTAACAAGGGTACATTGAATTGTATGCCCCATCTTAGTGTAATCAAATTAGGTAAGTCATTGTTTGTCTGTTTAATAATGTCTAATACCTTTCTCTCTTCATCAGGATGTACGTCAATAACTATACTGTCGTGTACTGTATTTACCACACATGACTGCATAGTGTCAAGCAGTTTATCAATATGAAGTAAAGCAATTGGCACAATGTCTGCTGTAGCAAATGACTGAACAGGGTAGTTCTTTATCTGCGTAAAGTGTGACACCCTGCCGCTTGCCTTACGATATACATTAGGGAAAGCAAACTCTCTGCCAGAAGGTGTGGTTATCTTTAGTGTGTTCACAGCCTCTTTAGCCAGTTGGGTATGCCAAGACCCAACACCTTTGTACTTCTCTGTGAAGTGTTCATAGTACGCTGCTTCCGCTGGTGTTCTGCCGTATCCTGTTGCGCCATAGAGTGGAGCAAACGTATGCGCTTTCGCATCCTGTCTACTCGTAGGCTGACCAGCATCACTAATAACTTTAGCGGTATATGAGT